TGAACCGAAGTCCACGTTCAGGGCCATAACACATATGTGTCTGTCCCCCCCTAATGGCATTACCGTGTCTGCAAAGTTGGTTCACAACGCGTGACCTATATTTGCAAACGGTCTAGGTGGCCCCTAGTTTTAGTAAGAACTAGAGACCGCTCTAACCAGCGGATAACTCCGCACCCCTTATAACTTATACAAAATGCAGAATTTACTTAACAAACCTTTGTTAGGCAAATTACAACATAAAGTAAGAGTTATGAAGAGTGTGTTCTCGCTCACAGGTGTGAAAACATTTGTGAAAATGTTTTGGAGAGTTTGTCCCGTTATTACGGTACTTGCTCTTCAAAGCATTAGGGTTACACCAAGGCTTAGACACTTGAACAAGTTCTTATATATGTTATATATATTGAACTCCAACCATGGTACCTTATATACTGTAAAGTATCTTAAGGCCTGTCATATTGCTATACAGCGGTATCTGACCGGTAACCGGGTTCATTCTCTTCAAGAGATTGAGCCTGGAATGCCATTTCCAAGATTAAAGCGGGGTTTACCCTCTTTTATTCTTAGTATGGACCGGGCAGAGATTAGAAAACTTAATCCAAAGGTTATCCGATGGTGGCTCTCAATTCTCTCTATTTATAGAGTTATTGAAGCCCCTCGGAAAGTGAAGTTAAACACTATAACCGATGGTCCTAAATTTTCTTACGCTGTTTATAGTGAGTTAGTGTTCAGATTTAAGTCTATTTCAATTAATGCTAAACGAGGAAGAAATTCCTTGTTTAGAATTGATAGACTTAAAAGTGATCATCTAAGACCCTCTACAAAAGCTGGTCCTAACGGGCCACTGGCGTTTACGGGACTATTCGGTGATTCTGCGGCATTATCAAGGAATCCTGCCTTATTAGAGGCTTTTCGGACCTACTCAAAGATTACTAAGAGTGGTCTGTTAAGTCTTTTTGAGGCAACATTGAGTCTAGCTAAACGTGCACATTCCTCTGATAAGAGGTATTGTAGTACGGTTAGACGAGACACAATTGATTCTCTTGATAATGAGATGCAGAAGAGACCTTTACTCATATATCCAGAAGTATTCGATGAATACGAAACCGAAGTCATATCAAAGTCTAAGATAGTGAACACAAAAGTCACTCATCCTGGAGCTTGGCATGATTTCGAATCTGGTAGACTTGTAGGTATACCGGAACCAGCTGGTAAGATGAGGGTTATAGCTATTTGTGATTTATGGACGCAAAGTTTATTTGCTCCATTGCACAGAGTGCTATTCCAATTCTTACGTACGCTTCCTAATGATGGTACATTTGACCAAAACGCTGCTTTTGATAGAGCAGTCGCAAAGGGAAATGAATCATCAACAGGTATCTATTGTGCAGATTTATCTGCTGCAACAGATCGGTTACCGATAGATCTACAGATCTCCATTCTGAAATATTTATTCGGGTCTAATGAGCTCGCTGAAGCTTGGGGTACTTTGTTTACACAAAGAACCTTTATCTTGAGAGAGCCATTACTCGAAATTCCTGCTCACACGAGTGTGCGTTACGGGACAGGTCAACCAATGGGTTGTTTGTCTTCGTGGGCTATGCTTGCTGTCTGCCATCATTTCATTGTTCAGGCTTGTTGCGTGAACATTGGAATGTCCAAATATGTTTGGCATACCTGTTACGAG